GATGAAGCAGCCTTAGCGGATGGAAAGGATGCATTTAACGTAGCTCTCCGTCCTACACTGGATAAAGAAAGTTCTAAAGCAATATTTATTTCAACACCCCGTGGAAAGAACAACTGGTTTTCAGAGTTCTTTTTCCGAGGGTTCACTGACGAGTTCTCTGAGTGGGCGTCTATTCGTGCGACTTATAAAGATAATCCTCGAATGTCTGAAACGGATATTGCGGAAGCTAGACAATCAATGTCCGAGCCTGAGTTTAGACAAGAGTATGAAGCTGACTTCAACACTTACGAAGGCCAAATTTGGAGCTTCGACCATGAAGAGTGTATTTACAATGGTAGCGAACTAGACACTTCTAAGATGGACGTGTTCGCGGGGTTGGACGTAGGTTACAGAGACCCAACAGCCTTCTGTGTAATCGCCTATGACTGGGATGAAGAGAAGTATTATTTATTAGATGAGTATCTGGACGCAGAGCAGACAACAGAGAAACACGCTAAAGAAATACAGACTCTAATAGCGAAGTGGGATATAGACTATATTTACATAGATTCAGCCGCACAGCAGACCCGTTTCGACTTCGCTCAGAACTATGATATCTCAACTATTAACGCAAAGAAGTCCGTACTAGATGGTATAGCACAAGTTGCAGGAATAGTAGACAATAATAATTTATTTATAGAGCAGGGATGTAAGGAAAGCTTGTCTGCGTTAGACCAATACCAGTGGGACCCTAATCCCAACCTTGCAAGAGAGAAACCGAAGCACAATTACGCATCACACATGGCCGACGCGTTAAGATACGCATTATACTCGTTTCAAACTTCGGCAACAAGTTTTTAGGATACCTGCTCAAAAATAGTTATTGACATAGTACCTCAAACTAGATATAATTCTTTTAATCGAAAAAAGAAATCCGAAAAACCCTGATGGCTAAATTAAAACGAGATATAGTAAAATATATCCGAGATAAGGCAAAAAATAAGTACGAGAAGGGTTCGGCTTGCGAGATTTGCGATGCAACAGAGAAGTTAGACTTTCACCATTTCTATAGTCTAGCGCCTTTGTTACATAAATGGCTAAGAGAAAATAAATTAAATCCAGCGTATATCCTGGCATTACGAGAAGACTTTATAGAAGAACATAAAGCAGAACTTTACGATTATACTGCAACCTTATGTCATAAACATCACGTTCAGTTACATAAAGTATATGGAAGAGACCCCGGACTAGGAACAGCACAAAAGCAAATGCGTTGGGTCGAGATTCAAAGAGAAAAACATAATGGCGTGGTATAATACATTCTTTAGGAGTCCAGAAACGGAAGAGAAGTTGAATCCGATACAGGCTTACCTAGGTGCTGGTACTCAAACATCTAGAGAATTTACTGATAAGTACGAGTCATATTATGAGAATTTAGAAGTAGTAAACCGTTCAGTTAATATGGTTGTAGACGATGCTGCAGAGATTCCTTCAATAGTCCAAGGTATTTCAGTACCTGGAATAATTAAAGGAATAAAAAGGTCAAAGGTTGATTTACTATTAAACAAGCAGCCTAATCCTTTTCAAGATATTAATACGTTTAAAAGAAACTTAGTTACTGACTACCTTTTAGACGGTAATATGTTTATATACTATGATGGTGCACATTTATACCATATCCCCGCAGATACAGTTACAATACATGGGGACTCAAAAACCTACATAGAGAAGTATACTTATAATGAAATTGACTATAGCCCTAGTGAGATAATACATGTAAAAGAAAATTCTTTTCATGATATTTATAGGGGAGTATCACGTTTGAAGCCTGCTGTACGTACTATGCAAATCATGTCGTACATGAGAGCTTTTCAAGATAACTTTTTTCAAAATGGAGCAGTTCCTGGGTTAGTCCTTAAATCCCCTAATACTTTATCTGAGAAAATTAAGGAAAGAATGTTACAGTCTTGGCAGATGCGATATCGCCCAGATGCAGGAGGCAGACGACCTCTTATTCTTGATGGAGGCATTGAAGTTGATAAAATTTCAAATGTTAACTTTAAGGAGTTAGACTTTCAAAGTGCAATTACAGAGAATGAGAAAATCATACTTAAAGCCATTGGCGTACCTCCCATACTATTAGACTCCGGGAATAACGCAAATATACGACCTAACATGCGTTTATACTATTTAGAAACGATTTTACCTATTGTTAAAAAGCTTAACTTTGGCGCCAGTAGATTTTTTGGGTTTGATATACGAGAGGATATAAGCAATATTCCTGCTTTACAGCCTGAACTACGAGACCAATCACAATATTACACTTCTTTAGTAAATGGAGGTATAATAACTATCAATGAGGCACGAGAGCAACTTGGCTTCGAGAAGATTGATGGACAAGACGAAGTAAGAGTACCTGCTAATATTGCAGGTAGCGCAGCAAACCCAGATGAAGGCGGCAGACCCGTCGAGGAAGAAGAAGATGGCAGCGACTAGAGAAAGACAAAGGCGAGTTATTGCCGATCTTGGAATGTTTTTTGCGGAATTGGGTTATTTGCCTAGTCGTAGAGACTACCAGAGACTGCCGAACCGACCTAAATTCTTAAATGTAAAAGAGATTGATAAAGTTTTAGGCTCCTGGGCTAAGTTACTATCAATACTAGAAAAAGAACAATCAGATCTATGGGACCTTATTCATAGTGCTCCCAAAGTAGAAGAGCCTACCATAGAAGTAAAGATGGCAAAGGCAAAGACCGCTAATACAGCGGGATAAGAGGGAGTACATGGAAAAAATATTTAATCTCACCTCTACTTTTAAGTCTCATACCGATGATGATGGTAGTATTACGATCCGAGGTATGGCGAGTACTTCTGATTTTGATCGCGCGGGCGATTCTATTTCAGCGGACGCATGGACTAAAGGTGGATTGAATAATTTTGAGAAGAATCCTATTATTCTTTTCAATCATGATTATAACCGACCCATTGGAAGAGCTACTAATTTAAAGAGCACTGATAATGGATTGGAACTTACTGCGAAAATTAGTAAGGCTGCTAAAGATGTGGCGGAGTTAGTTAAAGACGGTGTTCTTGGGGCCTTTTCTGTTGGTTTTCGAGTCAAGGATGCTGATTATTTAGAGGAAACCGACGGATTAAGAATAAAGGACGCTGAGTTATTTGAGGTATCAGTAGTATCTGTACCCTGCAATCAATCAGCTACTTTTTCACTAGCGAAATCTTTTGACTCTATCGCAGAGTATGAAGACTTCAAAAAAACTTTCACTATTAGTGACGGGACGCAAGTCCAAAAGGAGATACAAATGTCTGAAGAGACACAACAACCCGTTGACTTGGAAGCTTTTGCTAAAAAAGTAGCTGAGGAAACTGCTGCTAAAATTGCAATGAAGCAAGCCGAGCAAAAAGCAGCCGAAGAGGCTGTGCAAAAAGATCTTGAAGACCAAGCAACTGCAAATGCAGAAGCTAAGGTTCAACAAGAAGAAGAAGTCAAGCAAGCTATTGTATCTGGTGTAGAATCAGGTGCAGAACGTTTGATTGACGATATTCGTAAAGAAATGGAATCCGATAAGGAAGCTACTACGAATACTATTGAAAAATATAGGAAGGAGCTTGAAGAGAAGCAAGCAGAGCTTACAGCTATGCATAATAGCAAGCGTGATTTTTCCGGACGTTCTAAAGGCGATCTTTCCAAGTATGGAAAAGAACTCCTTCAAGCAAAAGTTCTTGGTGCAATCACTAAGAAAGGCTATGAAACTGGCTATGCTAAAGATCTGTTTGAGAAAGCAGGTGTTGCCTACACTTCAACTACGGCCGCTGGTATCGATGTAATCGTTTCCCAGCAGTTCGAAGAAGAAATGCGTCAAGCTATGAAAGTAGCTCCGGCTTTCCGAGAACTCGCAGTATCATCTGGTGCAACCGTTCTGCCTTTGGCCCCCGACGCCGGAGGAGCAACATTCAGCGCAGCTGGTATTGGTGATTCATCTAATCAGCTGTCTGATGCTGGTAATAGCAACTATACAGTTAGTCAGGTAATCCTGCAGGCTCACAGATTGATCGCTGGTACTTATATCTCGAACGATACTGACGAGCAAGTTGTGGTAACATTGTTGCCTATTGTTACAAGTGCGCTCGCACGAGCTCACGCAGTTGCTCTTGATAAGGCCATCCTTGTTGGTGCTACAGCAGGTTCTATTTCTCAAGGACTTTCTGGTACTAATGGAACTGATAACACGACTGGCTTTGCAACCGCTGCCTCAACCGCTGGAAGCGCGGTAACTATTGATGCTTCTGGTACAGGAGTGGTTTCTCCGACTCAGCTTCTCAATATGAGAAAGCAGATGGGCAAGTATGGTATGGACCCCTCACGAGTAGCGTTCATCGTTCCTAACGATGTATACTTCGAGTTGATTGACGCAAGTGGTTTCACTGACGTAAGTGAAGTCGGAAGCGACCGCGCTGGAAAGCTCACAGGTGAAGTTGGTTCAGTATACGGCTCACCCGTAATTGCAACTAATCAGTTGGCTAGTAACTTGTTATCGTCTGGTACTCCTATAACATCTGCAGCAATTGCTGTAAATATGGATAACTATGTTATTCCGCGTTTGAAGGGAGTTTCCATCGAGACTGAATATAGCGTTAAAGACCAGCAGAATGTGATCGTTGCATCACAATCCCTTGGTTTTAATGAGTTATATGCTGGAGCAGCGCCTGACCTGCCTTCAATATATTTACCTTTCGCTTAATAGCAGTATTAATTACTTTTTTAGTAATTCTATTAACTGGGGGAGGTTCGCCTCCCCAAGTTTTTATTAATTGATTTATGGCTGATTTAATAACATTACAAGATTATAAGACTGCTCAAGGGATCACCCAACCTAAGGATGATTCTCGATTAAATATATTGATTCCGTCTGTAAGTCAACTAATAAAAACTTATTGTGGTAATAGTTTTGTAGACTATTACTCTTCTAATAAAACAGAAACTTTTGATATTAACTGGTCTACTCATGTAGTACAGTTAGCTGAAACACCTGTTAATGCAATAGTAAGTGTACAAGAACGAACTAATTATGGTTCTTCTTATACTACTCTTACAACAGGGGCTTATGAATATTCACTAGACTCAAGTACTGATAGTATTTTACGCACAAATTCAGTGGGCTATCAAAACTGGCCCACAGGCGTGGGTACCGTTAAAGTAGTATATACAGCAGGCTATAGTGCAGTACCTGCCGATTTAAAACTTGCAGTTCTTGACTTAGTTACTTACTATTTAAAAGACGAGCACAAGCTAAGACAATCAATAGCAGGTGCTAGTTTACAGAATCAAGGCAGTTCTACACAAAGAGACAATGTTGATTTTCCTGACCACATTAAGCGAGTCTTAGACTTGTATAAGAACTTTTAGATGGCTGAAGCGCAGGTAAGAAAAGCGTTAAAAAACATGGAAAAGTTTCTGGATGCAGAGGCAGCCAGAGGTGCTTTAGACGGACAAAAACAACGTGTAACAATGAGTGTGCAGGCGGTAGCACAGTCTTTTCTTGAAGGGTACAATTCAGTTACTAATAGACGGGTGGCAAAAGACGATAAATATAAGCCTCTCAACTTAACAATAAAATTCTTCACAGAAGTAGCAAAAGAGGCTTTAAAAGCAGTTCATACTCATGTAATACGTCCACGAACTGACGCTAAATTAATTAGTTGGAACGAAGGTACTCGTATTAGTTTTCATCAAAGCAGGGCAGTTAAAACTCCTTTTACTACTTTAAAACGAGTTGCTAGAATCAAGGTTAATGCAGCTTTAGAAGCCAAAGGGCATGATAAATTAACCCAGTATAGATCAGAAAGAGGTAAAGAGGCTTCTGAAAGCTCTATAATGGCGCAAGGAACCCAGCGTTTACATAAAACCAAACGCTCAGTAGGTGCTTTACAATTACTTGCTGCTGCAGAATGGGCTCAACAATCTCCTACATGGGGGCAATTTGCAACTTTTACTCCCCTTACAAAGTTTGTTGATCGTTTTGGACAAGTAGAAGCTAGTTTTAAGGGAAAAAGTTTTAAGGGAAAAAATAAAGTAGCTTTTGAAACAGGTATGGTGGTTGATATTGAGGTAGGGCCAGACTCCTCCAATCCGGCGGGTGCATTAGCAACAGACTGGTCAACAATTAAACCAAAACTTCAAAAAAAGATGTTAGCTTGGGCAAAACAAAATGGCTGGGCTGACCAAGAAGCGAGTAATAGTATAAGAAAAGATGCAAGAAGTCATGCACGATATCTTGCAATTAAAGAACTTAGGAAGAGAAAAGGTATAAAAATTATTTCAGATGTAAAACCTGTTGAGCGAAAAGCAACCGATATCTCAATCAAATCTAATAGTAAGGTAAAGGACAAAGCAAAACAATATAGAGCAAAGACAAAATTACAGAAGCAAAGAAATAGTAGTCCTAATCCACAAGCAAGTTTATATACTGTAATGGCCCTTATAAATGATAAGCTACCAGAGACAGTTAGAGGTAATATGGGCGCTCCACGATTAGAAAATCAAACAGGAAAATTTGCAGATAGCGTTAGGATTACAGATGTAGTACAAACTCCTCAAGGAATGCCCAGTTTTGGTTATACTTATGAGAAGAGTCCTTACTCCGTTTTCGAATCTTCAAGCGGCTCAAGATTTGCTAGTATTCCTAGAGACCCAAGAAGGCTGATTGATGCGTCAATAAGAGAGATCGCAGCAGGCTACGCTTTAGGAAGATTTTACACTAGGAGACAGTAATGGCCGGTACTGAAAGATCATATACTACACGTAGATCTTCTATTACGAAGGCTCTTGCGGATAAACTAGCTCTTATTGACGGAAGAGGCATTTATCATACGGCAGTAGCAGAGACTAGTCCTAGATTAAAGTTCTGGGATGAAATAGAAGAGTTCCCAGCAATTCATATAAATGCGGGGAGTGAATCAAGAACATATCAAGCAGGTGGATATAAAGACAGATTTTTAAATCTTACTGTTCGTTGTTATGTAAATGAAGAGGATGCAGTCAACGCACTCGATGAATTACTAGAGGATGTAGAGACCGTTCTTGAAGAAAACAGTAAGTTAACTTACAATGACAGATTAGGGTTAGAGCAATCTACCCAACAGATCACAATCCTCAGTATTGATACTGATGAAGGTGTACTTGAGCCATTAGGGGTAGGTGAAATACTCATAGAGGTTCGTTATTAGAAAATCCTGGCACGAATAAAAATTCACGACCAGTCTTTTCAAGTTTCATAGGAGAAAACTATGGCAGAGCAATTATACTTTAGCCGTGATACGCGATTGTTTGTACAAATGCGTAATCAAGACGCTGAAGATGATGGAACCGCAGGGGCGGGATCTGTGTGGGAAATTCCCGTTTTAGACGGATACAGTTTCTCACAAACAACAAATACCTCTGAAATAATGCTTTCAGAAATGGAAAGCACAAAAGGCATATCACGTCGTGGACGTCGTATGTTTACGGACTCTCTTGCTCCTGCGGAGTGGTCATTTAGTACCTATATCAGACCTTTTCACTCTAAGGGTGGAAGTACTGCTACAGGTGTGAAGGCTGCAGATAGTGGTACTGACGTACACGCGGTAGAAGAAGTTCTTTGGGCAGCTATGGGGGGCGCTGATGTATATCATAGTGCTACTGGTGTAGCTACCGTTGATCAATTAGTTGGAGCTACCGATAGCAGTAGAGCCGCCGGTACGTATACAATTAGTGAAGATGATCATACTACTGGCGGATCAGGCCGCGGTGCATCGTTCACCATAACTGTAAACAGTAGTGGTGTGGCAAGTGTTACTACCGTTTTATCAGGTGGAGACGGCTATGCGGTTGATGATACCTTTACAGTAGCAAGTGAAAAGATTGGTGCTGCGGCAGGCGATACTGCCTTTACTTTTGATGTAGCTACTTTAACAGCTGCAGCTTATGATTTCCGTAGAGCAGTTAACAAAGTAACTGGTCCGGTTATCACTCCCGCACCAACATTAAGTACTCTAGTAATGACAGAATCTAACCGTTCCGCATTACATCCGTTACACTTTTACTTTGTAGTTGATACTAGTACGGCTAACCCTGTTGTTTATAAACTAACGGAAGCTGTTGTAAATGAAGTTAGTATTGATTTTGACGTTGAAGGTATTGCTACTCTTAGCTGGTCAGGAATGGCAAAAGAAGTAGAAGATGTATCTGGAAGTGTACACGTAGATGATACTTTGCCTATAGGTACCGATACTACTAATGATTCTAGTACGATTGCAGCAGGTGATATTTGGATAGATTCGAATAATGCTCAAGGAAGTGCGTTCCATATTGTTCAATCTACTCCTGGCAACAGCAGTTCTACTACCTGTACTCAAGCAATTGATGAAGCGATAACAAGTACGAATACTTTTATTCGTAATCGCTTAACAAGTATTGATATTACTGCGGATAATAAGACAATTTTCCCTGGAGGAGTAACTGCTAATGCTGATGGTAAGTATAACCTCGCATTAACAGGCGGAAGCTTTACAGTTTCTAATAACATCACGTACTTAGTGCCAGATGAATTAGGATTTGTAAACAAGCCGCTAGAGCACGTAACAGGTGGACGTAATATTACTGGTACAGCAACTTGTTATTTAACTTTGAACGACGCGGATGATACTTCTGGTACTTCGAGACAGTTCTTTAATGATCTTGTTTCTACAAGTGCAATGTCACAGGTTGTTAACAAATTTGCAGTTACTCTTAAGATTGGAGGCTCTGCGCAAGACGGCTCTGCCTCTATGGTAATTCAAATGGATAATGTTCACTTTGAAGTTCCATCTCACTCTGTTGAAGATGTAATTTCACTAGAAAGTAACTTTCACGCACTACCAACTGCTTTTGACAGTGCTAATGAAATTACAGACATTAAGTACTTCGCACCAACTACTTACTCTTAAGTTTAAGACTAAGACCAAAAAGGGGCTTCGGCCCCTTTTTTCTTTCACCATCTTAAAAATATTTCTTGACATTTATTGTCTTATACCGTATAATTTAACTTCTAAATAAGGATTTATCAAATGCCCGCAAACACTACAGAAAAGAAAGAACCCGTATCATTAGCGAGTCTTATGACTCCAAGTAAAACAGTTTCCTGTGACTTCCCCGGTTATGTAGGGATGACAGTAGACATATGTTACTTGGCAAGAGAAGAGTTAGTTAAATTACGAAAACGATGTATATCCAATAAATGGGATAAGAAAACCCATCAACTCACTGAAGAGTTAGATGAAGATAAATTCCTAATAGAATATTGTAAAGCAGTAATCAAGGGGTGGAAAGGATTAAAATATCAATACCTAGAAGAGCTTCTTTTGGTAGATGTTTCTTCCTTTGACCCTGATGATGAGCTCCCGTACTCAAAAGACAATGCAGAGTTGTTAATGAAAAATGCTGCTTCCTTTGATACGTGGGTTACAGAAACAGTTGGTGACCTAGAAAATTTTACTGGGAACAAGTAGCTGAAATACAACCGCTGCTTGAAAGATATGTAAAAGAATCAACCTCTATAGATGTTGAGAAATACTTACTTATCTGTGAACAGCTAGGCGAAGAGCCCGACCCCGAAAGAATGCCGCTTGAATCATCTGTATTTCCAGATGAAGTTCAAGTGGCATTTTTTGTGTACAATTATCTATCTGATGTCTGGGAGGGGATGTCTGGATCCTATATGGGAAAGAATTGGGGGCCTCTACAAACATATTTTGATTTATTTAAAATTAAAGACCAAAAAACAGTATTGTACTTTATGAAAATGTATGAACGTGAAATTATAAAGGATCGTGCTGAAGAACAAGATCGAAAGAGAAAAGCTGACGACCGAAAACGACAGCAAGGGGGTGGTAAAACCTACACTCATAATGTAAAGGGCTAATGGCAAAAAAAGATACAGTATATATTGATATTGAAACCTCTGATGGCGGATCCATGCAGAGAGTGGCTGTTAGTGCTAAAAAATTAGGTCTCGCACTCGATGATGTTGGTGGGGCTAGTGGAAGAGCCGGTAAGGGTTCCGCAAGTTTAGACCGAAACATGAAAGGGCTCTCTAAACAGTCCTCTAACAGTACCAAAAACTTCTCTAAGATGGCGCAAGGAATGACAGGAACTCTTGTTCCTGCGTATGCAGTTCTTGCCTCTAATGTATTTGCTATTACGGCAGCATTTCAGTTTTTGAAACAAGCAGCAGATTTTCGTGTAATGCAGGAAGCACAAGTTGCATTTACTGGCGCAACTGGTGTAGGCATGAAATCTCTTACGGCTAATATACAAGAAGCCTCGGGGATGATGCTAGAGTTTAAAGACGCCTCAGAAGCAGCCTCTATTGGTATCGCTTCGGGGTTAGGTGCGGGACAGATAGAACAACTTGCAGCAGGTGCAGGAAATTTATCAAAAATATTAGGAAGAGATGTTACAGATTCCTTTAATCGTCTTATTCGTGGTGTCACAAAAGCAGAGCCAGAACTTTTAGATGAATTAGGTATTATACTTCGTCTTGAGGATGCTCAGAAAAACTATGCAACTTCTCTTAATAAGGCTGCCGCAGACTTAACAAACTATGAGAAAAAACAAGCAGTATTTTTAGAAGTTCAAACGCAACTCGAGAGCAAATATGGTGGAGTTGCAAAAGCAACCAGTATACAAGTAAATGCTATTGCTAGATTAGGTACTGAGTTTGATAGGATATTGAATAAAGTTAAAAAATGGACAGCTGCACTCGCAGAACCTGCGGCAGAATTTCTAACTAAAAATATTCTTTCGTTAACTGCTGCTTTAGGTTTAATGGCGATTCCTATAATTAGATCAATTATTCCGGGATTAGATAGTTGGGCAGAAAAATCTAGAGATGCTGCCGAAGCGGCAGCTAACTCTTATAAAGAAGCACAAGAAGACCTTGAAGAATTAGCAGAGGCGGAAAAAAGACTTAAGAAAGGGGATACAGGAGCCGTTGGCGCAAGTAAGGTAGGAGGCAAGGCTAAGAAAGGCTCCGGATTAGAGATGCTACAACAAGGTGATACAGAAACGTTGAAAGCAGATAAACGACGCGTATCTCAGATGTTAAGGCACGCTGAACAGGGCAATGGCGTAGTCAGGAAAATGAATAAGCGTCAGAAAGCTGATTATCTTGCTATGTTACGAGGCATGAAAAGAGGTCATAATACTTGGGTAGAAAATATTGGTATGGGCTACCGCAGGATGACCGATAACGCAAATCTTCAATTTAAAAAAATGGCAGCAAATTGGAAGGCAACTATGGCTAGTATGAAGACTATAGCTGCAAACGGCATGGGAAAAATAGATAAAGTATTTAGAGCAGCTGGTTGGGTTGGAATGATCATAATGTTTTATGACTTAGCAAAAACTGCTGCACAAGCTATGGGGTTCTTTAAGGATAGTAAGGATATAGAGAACTATGTAGAAGCTTTCGGAAATATAGGAGAGAAGTTAAAGACAGTAGGTGAAGAATATAAAAAATTTGAGGTCATACAAAAAAGATTGGCGAAGGCGGCAAAAAAAGATAACACAGGCTATAGTATTAAAAGTTTACAAAATCAAGGTAATTTCTTCACTGGAATAACTCCCTCAATTATAGATGCTGCACAAGCTATGGCAGACTATAAGAACGAGGCACTAATGGCGGCGGCGGGGATCGAAGAATTTACTAAGCACCAAAAACTAGCAGATCTTGAAGATAGAGCACATGTCCCGAAAGGTGAAGTACAAACGAAAGAGGTAGGAACCGGGAAATTCAAGGACGGGCCTCTGGGAGGTCGAGTTGAAATAACTAAGGAAGTGACGATTAAAGCCCTCGACGATATTGAGAGGGCAGAAATGAATGCGCTACAAAAGCAAAAGGAGAGACATGACTTGTGGGTGAAGGACCTAGCAAAACTTACAAAGGCAAATAAAGCCCTAGCAGACTCTATGAAGGCTCCTTTAGATACAGCGATAAAAACGATAAAAGCTATAGGTCCTTTAAGTGTCAAGCAGAAAGAATACCTAGACATATTAGTAGAACAGCGTAGAATTCTTGATACCGGCGAGACCCTTACACAAAAGCAAATAGATGCTCTCAAGAATTTAGCTGAGGGCTTTGCAGAAACAGGACGAAAAGCAGGTTTTGTATTAGAGCAAGAGAAAGAGCTAAAGAAACAGTATACTGATGCACTTAATAGTATTAGTAAGTATTCTACTTCTGTTTCATCTTTACAAAAACTTTTAGAAGATCAGAAAACCACTTTAAAAGAATTAGCAGAAGCGAATGAAGGCGACCCTCTGCTTATTAAGGAAATAGATAAATCTACACAGCAGTTAAATAAATACTTAAAGGTTCTTGATGACATAGCTAGGGTAGAAATAAGAATTGCAAATGAAAAAATACAAAATCAAAGAGTATTTAATAAAGCTTTGCATACCGCTACTGCACTTCAGAAAGAAGATATAGCTCGAAGTCAGAAAATTGTAGCGAATAACCAAAAAATAGCTCTACTACAAAATGAGATTACTGTTGCCACGGAGCATGCCACAGATAAGGAAAAGCTAAAACTTGATGGGCTTAAGGCACAAGTATTAGTTTTGCAAGAGCAAAATGATCTAATTAGGGAACAACGAGACCTAAACTTTCAAATAAGGCAAGCAGGTGAACAGGCACTGGAAAAGAGTTTACAAAGTAATATAGCAGCAATTATGAAAGGCGAAGAAACGAGTTTAAAAGATGCTCTTTTAAATATTGCTAAAAGTGTTACTGATTCTATGATAGATGCATTTGCAAAAAATCTCACAGGGAAAATTATGAACGCTGTAGGATTTGAGACAGAGGCGCAGAAAAATGCAAGGTTACTTGAAAAAGCCCACAAAGCCGGGGGCCTAGAGGTACAAAAAAATATTACAAAAGGGGCTAAAGAAGTAAGTAAAGAGGCAGAAGCAATAGCTAAAGCTCTTGAAGACGGAACTAAAAAAGCTGGTGAAGCAATGACTAAGGCTTTAGATGACGCTGCTCAAAGGTTTGCTCAGGCAATTCGTGATGCTTGTGCATCTTGCACCTGTGCTGGTGCTGGTATGGAGGCTGGTATTGAAAAAACTCTGCCAGTGGCTCCAGACCTTCCGAGGGTTGAGTCAAGAATAGCTTCTTCTTCCTACATGGACCAGTTTAATGATGGTCCTCCAGGTAAATTATCATACATGGAAGGAGGCGAAGGTGACTTAGCGGGCTCAGCAGGGCACTTGAGTACCTTTGGTGATGGTGCAGGTGCAACTCCTGTACCTGTCGTATTGAAAGATTCCGCTGGAATGGACGTAGCCCTCCCCACTGCTGTTGATGCTGCACTAGGGGACGAAACAGGCGGGTTTAACAGCCTTAGAAGCGGTGATGGGACCACAGATATTC